GTGTTTTTTTTTTTTTTTTTGGGGGGGTGCCTGAAGGTTTTTTCAAGGTTAAGGCTTACCGCTGGCAGGGCTGATGGTGAGGATTTCGTAGCCGGTTTCGGTAACCAAAACTTCGTGTTCCCATTGGGCGGAGAGGGAGCGGTCTTCTCCCCCGCCGGCGTCATCATTCTTAGGGTCGATTTCGGTGTATTCGTCTCCGAGCATCACATTGTGGTCGTCTGCGAGATGAATCACAATGTCGTGGTCTCGGTGCTTGTAGGATCGCATTTCCGAAATCGCCCCTAGGAAAAATTTTGTTTTGGATGGGTTGTGTTTTGTTTCTTTACGGCGATTTTATCAGGCGCCAGCCTTGGTCTTAATCGTCGCGAACTTGTCCGGGAAAACGTACCAAGCGTACAGAATCTCAAGACGGAGCGCAATCTGGTTGCGACGCTTCAGGTCGCCCTGGCCATCCGGGTCGCCGAAACGGATGATCTCGAGCGGCAGGGAACGCTGAATTCCCCAGCGAATGCCGTCGACGAAGTCGCCAACAATACCCTCGACATTGGTGGCAGCGGTCGCCTCGGGCTTGCCGGCAACAGTGTTTCCAGCGGCGGCCGGAAGGCCCATGAAATTATCAATGTCGACGCCAAGGCCGATCTGCGGGTAACGCGGCGTACCTGAAGGGGAACCGTCAGCATTCTTGGTCTGGAGGCTGCCGAGCGCCCAAACCGCGGACGGGGCAAGCGCAAGGCCGGTCGGCGTAATCGGCTTGGCGTTGTCATTGATGAGCAGCCCGGCGGCCTGACGGATCACCTGATCCATCTCCGTAGCGCCAATCTCAACACTCTTGGTGGTGGAGGTCAGGTAGTTGGTCCACGCGTCGATAACGGCGCCGGTCAGCGGGTTAACCCTGTGGTAAAGGCCGAGGTCGAGGGCGCGGGAAAGCGCCTCGCTGCCCTTCTGCGCGAGTTGGTTGAGGACGTCCAACTGATAGTCCTCATCAGCCCACTGAACCTCCTCGTTGAAACGCATAGTGACCTGAGCCTTGTGCGGCTTAGCGGTCACATAGCCGAATTCACCGGAGGTGGGGGCCTTCTCGGCGCCCTCGTCAACGAACTCGGCGCGGGGGAAATTATCGAAAGTGATAATGTCCACGTCGCCGAAAGTCATGGGGATTCCGCCGTTGAGCTTGGCGACGGTGGAGAGGGTCTGGGTGCGAGTAATGATCCCGTCGGCGATCTGCCGAGGCATAAGGACCTTCGCCTTGCCTGAATCAAACACGGCCATTGTAATTGTTTCCGTTTCTTTCTAGTGTTTTACTTTTAGAATTGCGGGGGGCGTTTAGTCGCCGGCGAAAACGTTCCGAGCGAATTCCGCAAGATTGCCGCCATTGTTGTCGGGCGTGGCTCCGGCCTGAGGTACCACGGGGGCGACAGGCGGCTTAGCATCGTGCAGCGCCTTGGCGATTGCGGCAGCATGAGCGTTGATTTCATCCTCCGTGTTTCCACGAATGAGATCGGCGCTAATGCCGTGTTCTGCGGCTGCGTTGGCGGACCATTCGCGGACTTTGGCGGCGGTTTCGAAGTCTGCCACCTTGGCTTTTAGGGCTTCGATTGTGGCGTCTTTGTCGCCGATTGCCTTGGTGAGCTCGTCTCGTTCGTTGGCGGCGCGCCGGTTCTCTTTGGCACGACTCTCCCACTTCCGAGATTCACTCTTCCAGTCGATTTCAGGCTTACTAGTGGCGTTGTTCCCGTTCGTGGGGGCGTTATCGTCATTAGTGGCGTTGTTGTCGGCTGGAGTGTCGCTGGCGGCGTTGTCGCTCATTTGGCGTTTCCCTGTATTTTGACCGTGCGGTTATTGTGATGTTTCAGGCAACTATTTTTAGGCTTTGCAGCCATCTTTGTAGCCCTTTGTTTATGCATTGTAGCACAATCATTCAATTGGTCTTGTGCGCCATTCTGCGAGCTCTTCCTGATGCGTGTCTATCCACGAGTTGACGAGTTCGCGATGGCGTGTGCGGCCTTTTTCGGTTTTGTGTCTAGCTGCAAGCGTGTATGCTTTCGCGGGAACTTCACGGGAGGTCGGATCCCATGCGGGGACCGCGACACATTTGCAGTTATCGTGCGCCCCGAATGATGCGGTCCCCTGACTGCGGTAGTAGCATTCGTTCATTGTGAGCATGACACAGAAATTGCAGGCTTGTGGGTTGCGCGTTCGTCTTTCCCAGCCCATTGCTTCCGGGTCGGCCCAGGTCATGTCTGCGATTTGTGAGCGGGCGCCGTCGCTGACGTATCGGATGAGCGCCCCTGTCAAATAGGATAGGGCGATGTCGGGGGTTCCGGCGTATAGTGCGCCGGCGCTGAATCTTACGCTGTCGTCTATTTCACCCTGTGGGGTGAGTGATGTTTGTACTGTGGGGGCGTCGCCGGGAATGTCCTGGTCGAGACGCATGTCGCGGTACCATTCGTCGGCGATCGACGCAGCGGCTCCACCGTATTGGTCTACGAGGGCGGGCATGATTTCAAGTAGAAGATCGCGGGCATCCTGTGGTCTTTGCCGTGCGGCGTGGGACCAGAGCGTGTGTAAATCGTTTTGGGCGAGTGTGGTAAGGGAGTCTATTGCTCGCCCGTACGCCCCGATTTCTGCGGTTGACAGCATGATAATTATTAGTTTATTGGCGTTTTGGTGCCGCCGGGCAGTTTAATGTTGCGCTTAACCCTGTTCTTTGTATTGACCGGGTTATTAGCGTTTAGATTATTACTGCCACCGTTGTTATTGACGACATTATTGGCGTTATCACCATTAGTGCTATTGTTTGTGTCACCGTTTTCGGTGTTCTCATCATTCTCGTCCACAACATTCTCGTTGTTCGTGGCGGCGAGAGCGCGATCAAGCAATGATACCGCATTCTTTTTGCGGATTTCGGCGTTAATGTCGGCGAGATCGTCCTCGGTGAGTCCGGCGCGCCGCATGAGAGTTTGCGACTCCTGCAATGACGGGAATGCGGATACCATTTTGACGGCGAAGTCGGCGGCGGACGAGGGGGAGGAATAGCGGGCGGGCGTCCATTTCACAGACGTTTTCCACGACTCCCGCGGCGGCTCGTCAAGCTTGTCCCTGACCATAATAATGTTCTGTAGCGTGCGCCGCAATGGGGCTGAGAAAATGCGCCACTGATACTCGGCTTCGTCCGCGAGTGCCGCCTCGGACGCCTGCATCGCTTCTGCCGAGGCGGGGTTCTCTGCGAATACTCCAATAGCGGACTGAGGAAGGTTTGTGGCTGCACACAAATTCTGCGCCAGCTGACGGTACATTTCCAGGTGGGGGCTCATGGTCATTTGTGAGAATTGCCCAACACTGGGAATGTCCCCGTTCTCGTTCGGTTCCAAGACTTGGACGCGGGCCATGATTGCGGACCACCTGTCTTGGCCGGCAAAATCTGCTCTTTCTGCGCCGAGCACGTACCGCTGTGGTGAGGAGAAGAATTCGGCGGATGTTTCCGCACGGACCATTGTCCTCACCGCCGCGTCTGTGAGATACCTTACTTCACGGGTGATTCTTGAATGCCCCAAAGGGCGGTTCAGTTGCGGGTCGTAGCAGAGTGCTTCGACGAAAATGCGGTTTGGCGTGTCGCCGAGTTTTTCGGCCTTCCAGCCGCCGCCGTTCTCTTTGGCGTCGATCCGCCAAATGGCGGTGGGGGTGTGCATGATGGCGCCGGCCGGCTGCCCGTATTTGTCGGTCTGATCGATTGTGAGGGCGGCCTCGATTATGCGGCGCCTAGTGTCCCATAGTGCAGCGGACCATTCCGCATCACGGGCCTGCACGACGACAGGCGGCTCACCGATAGTCTCGTCCCCACGCGTCACTGTGAGCAGCGAGAAAGAATGCTTATACGCCGAGGTGATTGCCTGCGCGAGATCGAGATCATAGTTGTTCGCGGAAAGTATTTCGTTTGCTTCGAAAGCGTCGGGCGCCCCGTTCAAGGAGTAGCCTTCAAACACGTGCCTCCTGGCGAGCATGGTGACGACTTTCTGAGGCCACCCCAACGCGGCTTTGGTGCGCGTCATTTGCGGCGGAATACTGATACCGAGGTCCTGGAAAGCACGGTGGCCGTCATAGTAGACGGAGAGCAGCTTGTTTTTGTTCGAGTGCTGCTGCCATTTCTGCCATAGTTGCAGGAATGTTGCGTGGTCTTCGTCGGGGAGTCCGGAAATGCGGGTGGGGGCGGGCGTAGCATTAACGAGTCGTCCGTCGTCAGGATAAATTTCAGTCATAGGAACAGTACTCCGCCGCCACGATCATTTCTACTATTGGCGTTTTCGATTTTATCATAGGGCTTGTAACGGGGGCGTCTTTTTGTTGTGCGTGCGGCCCACATTGCGAGCGTGCAGGCTTCTAGTCCGGCCACGGTGGCACCTGGCGGGGCTTGTAGCGCCCATCCTCCGGACGTTCCGATCGGACGCGGCGTCGCAGACGCTGTCTCGGTCCGCAATTCCATGTCGTCTAGGTGCGTGATTGTGTTTTCGCGTAGTGAGGCGTCTAGCATGCTGTAGGCGTCTATGATTTGCGTGATCGTGGGCGTGATGATGACTTGTGGGCGTACTCCGATGGCGCGGAGTCTTTCGATTGTGTCGCCGGCACCGTATTTTCCGTCTACGATGATTTGTGCCCATCTGTCTTTTGTGTCAGCAATGTAATCGATGATCCATTGTGTGCCTTCGTTCATGCGGCGTACGCCTTGGTGTGTGCATAGTTCGACGTGTGTGGGCGTGTTAGCTTTGTGTCCTGCCCGTGCTAGGGCGCAGGTTGATCCGTCGGGTGCGAACCTGACGGCGGCGCACCATCGCATGCCACTGGGAGTGTTTTCTGGCCGTATGGTGGCGGTGTTCCAGGCGACAGGGTCTATTGCGAGTCTATCGTTGGCGCGGTCCCATATTCCGAGTCCTTCACGTCGGAATGATTCTTCTCCGAGCTGCCGGCGCATTCTTAGAATGGCGGATTCGGGTGTGCGGCGCGGGTATGATGGGTTGGCTTTTTCCCATTGTTTCCTGTCGTCGCTGTTGGCGTTGTAATCGGCGGCGAGTTCGAGGTAGAGGCCGTCTTTTATTTCTCCCTGCAAGGCGAGGTTTCGGAATTCGCTGAACGCTTCGGATGGGTCTTTTGGTTTTGGTGGCGTCCCGATTTTGATGATGAGCGGGTCGGGGGCTGTGTTTGTGGCGGGGATCATGTCGTCTAGTGCGGCGGCACCCAGAATCTGGGCTTCGTCGAAGAGGATCATGTCTACGCCGTGGAATCCTCGTCCGAATCCGCCTTCGCGGGCGCCGAAGAGAATTCGTGATCCATTGTTGAACATGATGGCTTGTTGCCCGTTTGCTTGCCGTATTTTGTTTACGTATGGGGCGATGTCGGGTATTTGTGCCATGCCTTTCATGTCGTTGAATGTTTCGTCGGCGGTGCGCGTGCGGTGTGCGGTCCAGAGGACGAAATAGTTGGGGTAGAGGGTGGCGAGCGCGAATGTTAGGCCGCCGATTGTGTATGTTTTGCCGACCTGTCTGGGGATGGATGCTTGGATTCCGTCGATGCTGGCGGCGTAGTGGCCGTCTTTTCGTTTTGCGAGGATTGCTTTGAGCCAGTCTTGTTGCCATACGTCGAGGGGGTATTGCATTTCTGCGAGTCGGTGTTGGACTGGCGGCCAGGCTGTGTGTGTGATGTTTTCTGGGAGGATTAGGTGGGCGGCGATTTCGCTTAGGTGTTTTTCGCTCATTAGATGCCGTCCCAGGTTTGTGTTTCGTTTGGAATGTCGGTGGTGTTTGTGGGTTTGTTTTCGTTTTGTGTGGTGGCGAGTTGGTCTGTGATTTGTATGAGTTGTGCGGTGAGTTTTGTGAGTGCTGTGTCGCCGGTTCTGGGGTCGTCTATGACGGTGGCGATTTTGTGTGCGAGTGCTTGGCGTATGAGTGTTGGGTTGTTTGTGTTTGTGGCGTCGGTGATTGGTGTGGGGCTGTTGGGTTCGTATACGGTGATTGTGGTGTTTGTGTGGGTTGTCATGTTTTCTATTATATGCTGTGGTGTAGGTCATGTGTGGTGGAGTTTTCCACAGGGTTATCCACAGGGTAGAAAGTTTTCCACAGGGTTTTCCACAGGTTTGGGAGTTTTCCACATGACGACGCTCACATTGTGATCTGGGTTACTGGAGTTATCCACAGGGTTTTCCACAAGCAGGGAGGGATGGGCA